GTATTGCGCTCGCCCCATCCCATCTGGGCCTTTGACCACCAGATCATCGCTGTGGTGTCGCCAGCCATCGCCTTGTTGTAAAGCGTATCGGCAATGGAAGCGCTGGCTTTAGCTTTGCCAACGGCCAGCTCAACCTCGTAGTACTTACGCAGCGTCGGAGCGCTGATGCCGATGAGAGCCGCGATCTGATCCTGCGGCAAGCCGAGTCCAGCAGTCTGCTCGACCTTAGCTTTCGACGTTTCAGTAGGAACGTGCGGAGGAATCATCTTTTATAGGCGAAAAAATAGACCAATCAACCAGGGTTAGAAATGTCAAAAGCCCTGCGTAAAGCCGTGTAAACCAAACGCAAGCGCAGCTCGGTTTCTGGCAAAAATTCTTTAGGTTCTGATTGCTCAGATTCAATGGCCGAATGAATGTATTCAACCAAGCGTTCATATTGCTCTTGTTTTTGAGAAATCATTGTCCGCTCTCCATGTATTTCATCACATTGTCAAGCCATTGCTGATCCGCTCTTTGAATTGGGTTTGACAAATTAAACGACCTCATATCGCCAGATGGATCTGTTCCGGCTGCACGCCTTGTTGAAGTAAAGTTTGAAAACAGAAAATCTCGGGGAATCGGTTTATCAAATCCGCCAACATATTGGCCACCGAGCTGCGTATTATATGTTGTGTGCGGAACAACAGGATTAGAAATAATTCGCCCACTTGGGTCCATTTTTGCAATCGAAAGACCGCCGCCATGAATTGGAACATTCATCAATGATTGTTCGGTGATTGCCGCTCGTGTTATTGGCAAACTTGGGAAACCCGCTGCTCTAAATTGGTCAAGATCCATTCGATCAATAAAAGCGTGCCGCAAAGCGCCGTTTTCATTGAGCTGCGCTCGAGCGTCTGGGCTGTCGATCCCCTTCCACTCAGGTCTGTGTAGTCTAACCTCATTGTCAAACTCTCGTTTGACTTTTTTGCTTATTTTTGCACCTCTGACTTGTTGCAACAACGCATCCGTCATCATGGTGGAAAAATCGCCGCCCACGTGACTCATAGGCATATAAGCCATGTACACGTCGCCGCTACCCTGTTGCGCGGCATCTCTAACGCGCTTGGCTAGGCCAGAGATGACGCCCTTGTCCGACGCCCAAGCAGAACCATACGGCAAATGGCTACGCATAAAGTCCATGCCACCTTCCAGCGCTACTGGCTCGGGTAGCCGAACGCCTTCGATCTCGGTCAACAATTGACCTGCGGCTGTACGGTCGCCGGTGGCTGGAATAATGACCGCGCCTTGCAATTGTTCTGGAGAAATTACCCTGCGCTCTACAAGATTGTTTAATGGCTCTTGGGTGAACCGCATTTCGCTGAGCGGTTTCTCGAGCTTCTTACCTTCGCCAATTGGGTGGTATAACCCGCGAGCGATGTTCTCGGCTTTGCTGGCTCGTGGTGCAGCATATGCAATCGCTCCAGAACGCTCCATAGCGTCTAGCAGCGCTCGATAAGCAACATCACTCGTCGCTAGGTCTTTCAGAGCCGTGCCGGCCACTCTAGCCCCGGCTGCGCCGGCTTTAGCAGTTGGCCCGACGCCTGGCGCTACAGTCATTGCTGCCGACAGCGTATCTGGTCGCAGCTTGATCGTGTAACCCGTGCCGGTGGTCAATGGCTCGTTGTAGCTAATGCGGTTGAGCGTGCGCTGTAGCTCGGGAATGCCGAGCAAATCGCTAACTGGTGTTGAGAGCTTGCCCTCAGTGACAGGACCGCCAGCCTGGAGCGTAGAGCCGACGTCGTAACCCTTTGCGCCCATCTCGAGCAAATCAGCCAGGAAACCAGAAACGCGGTTGCGTGGCGTCGGTCTGATCGTCCCGGTGATTCTCGGGTAATCAGCCATCAGCAGTTCCAGTTTTTAAGCGATGCCTTGGCACGCTCTGCCGGTCCTTTAGCGTTTTTCACAACGCCAGTCATGCGACTACAAAAGCTCGCTTTACGAGCCTTGTCTGCATCGGTCTTAGGATTCGGCGCTGGTGGCTTGAGGTTGGCGTTGTTCTTTGCGTTGTACTCAGCACGACCTTTTGCCGTCATCCCGGCGCCCTTCTCGGTCGGGTTGTAGGTCTTGCCCTTCCCCGTGGTTGTCCGGGGAATGGGCTTGTCGTGCTTTGTAGCCATTACTTTTTCTTCGCCGGTTTAGCAGTCTTGGCAGCTTGCTTAAAGTCAGCAGCAGACGGAGCCGCCTTGCTGCCGACCTTATTCATCTTCTCGCCAGAGCCGGCTTTGATCCGTTCCTGCTTCGCGTTAATGTTGGCATAAAGGCCAGGTTTCATGAGTGGCTTTCGAATGAGATTACAAAATCAACACCGTCATCCTCGTCTTCTGGCTCCAGCTCGCACGTATGCTCGCCAACGGCCAGAAACTGAGCAATGTGCTGGTTCAGCACGCGCTTGAGCACGTCACGGCATTCTGGGCATTCTTCAATGTCGATTGCGCCCATCATGACCGCGACTTCCTCGGCCAGCTCGCTCTTGCCAGCGTCTGAACCATCCTCAAACGCCTGAGCGTGAATGTCTTCTGAGGATTCGCCGATCTGGTCCTCAAGCGCTGCGACCGCCTCTTTCAACAATTCTAGATCGTCATGGATGCTCATTTAGCTTTCTCCGTGAATCACAACAAAGTTCACAACAACAGCTTCAGACAGCGAGCCGCCAGAGTTGTTGTAAAGACCAATGGTTGCGCTTCCAGTTGCTTTGTCAGCAACAAATGGCCAATAAGCACCCGCTGTTGCGCCACCCGAAATGCTGGCAACCACAACGTCGTTGTCGCTGATCGTGTTGTTGTTAAGCGTAAAAAGTGCTGTCGCCCCGCCTGCAAGCGCAGCGTTGTTCATTGTAATCTTGCCCATGCTCTTGTTGAGCGTGACGGCAGTCGACTTGCTGGTGGCCTGGGTAACGGCGCCCTGAGCGGAAGCGGCATAGCCAATTTCTTCGCTGACGTAGCACGTCGTAAATTCTGGATCGGCGTAAGCAACGCCAGTTGCGATTGAATTACTCATGATTTTCCTTTATTCCACGACGGCGCAAACGTCCGCCTCTTGGATGATTTGATAGTCCTGGCCGTCCCGATTGTGGGTTGGCCAATTAAGGTAGTCACCGTTGCCGTATTTGATCCAGTCTCCAACCTTTGCCTCTCGGACGTTCGGCCCTACGGCAACGATTCGACCTTCATTAAATGGCTCTTTGTTGTTGACGTGAATCACGTCCGACAGTTTCCTGACGGACGGTTGCACGGTGATGAAGTCACGTAACGGTCTAATCATTTCTGATAGCTTTTCCGGTCGTGCGTGTAGCAAGTGCCCGACGTGACGCCGGTGTTGAATTGCTTGTCTTTACCAGCCATGTCAGCCTCGCCCATGCCGATGCCGTTGACCATGCGCTCGCTGCGCTCGCCAGTGCGCTCTTGCTTGGCAACGCCAGCAGGAACCTTAGCGTTCGAGCCAAAGCCGTAACCGGCTGGCTGCTTAGTTGCCGAGTCTTTAGATTTCATCATGATTAAGCCTTATTTGAGAAAGCGTAGTTTGAAAAGTGTGGAATCAATGAGTTGTGCAATCTCATCAATCAGGTTTTGAATCTCGGAGTCGTCGGGCATCACTTCGCGTGAGTCTTGCACAAAATACTTGATTCCTTCCATGTATTCGACAGGATCGTCGACTGGAAGATAGTAGTCGTCGGGGAAGCTGGTGAATTGGCCATACCTGCCCATGTAGGCTTCGGCGAGCTGGTCCACCAGCTCAGGAATGGCTTTGTAATACTCACCCAGCGCTTGGTGCTCTGCGTAACTGCTAGTGGTCCAATGCAGCAGATGCGCGTTTGTTCCTGAGTGCAGGAGCACTGAGACAAACGTAGCTGCTTCATTTTCCATTTGCACCACCGAAAAAAATGGGCAACCCCCCGTCGCCCAGTCGGGCAACGTAATGGCGAGGAGTGCGCCCGGACCCGATCATGCGCGTTTTAGCACGTTATCAACGTGATCGTCAAACGCTTT